GTTACTATCATCTTTCCAGTAAAATGGTTCTGGAAATGGTTTTAAGTAATTTGTATTTATTATTACTGGTTGTTGAGCATTTTCAAATTTTAATCCACTATATGTTTTTCCATTATCGGTTATGTTCACATTATCAACTGGTCTATGTAAAACCATATACGGACAAGAAGCAGTTGCTAAACTATTAGAAAATCCTGGCAAATCATTATTGACATGAAATCCATCATGAATTGATTTTATTTCATTTGTCTTTAATGTAGCAATTACTGTTGAATATGCATCGTCCTTAACGGATAGATCATAGTTATAAATATCGTCAATGAAATAGAACTCCGCAGTTCCTGTTACTCCGGAAAATAATCCGGTTCCTTGTGTATTTATTGCACCTAAATCTGTAGTATATATTTCAGTTTCATTAGGAATTATTGTACTAATTTCATTTCCCAACAAATCTACAAATCTCCAATGTGGTCTTAAAAATGACCATTTATTTTCAACCTCTTGTAATTGATATGATCTTGAAAATTGTGCTCCTAAATCTATATAATGCGGTCCTTTTTTAGAGGATGTGAAATTTACTTTAAAGGGATATCTATTATAATGTCCAGAAAATGTTGGAGGAGGAACAAAATCAAAATATACAGATTCGTTTATTAAAAGATTTACAAATATTTCCGTATTATAAGATATAACCTTTCCTTTAAAGTGTACATGTAATTTTGCAATATATTTTCCAGGAACTTTATATATGTGTATAGGATTTTGTTCATTTGATATACTTCCATCACCAAATTCCCATGTAAGTAAAATTGGTTTTTGGGATCCTGCTATTATAGGAACAAATTGAAAAGGAGTAGAATTAGCATATCCTTTATTTGGAGAAATAGAAAAGGAAACTACAGAACTTGAATATACATCTTCTATTTTAAATTCAACAACAGAAGAATCTGTTCCTTCGGAATTTTGTAAAACAACAAAGGAATAAAAAACACCTGCTTGTATAGGAGTTCCATAAAATCCACCATTTACATAATCAAAAGTCAATCCATCTGGCAATCCTACTATAGTCCAAGTAAGCGGAGTAGTACCTGTTCTGTCTATCTGGTATACAGCATAATTACCAGCAGATAAAGAAAACGTTTGATTGGGAATTATAATTGGAAGAGACATTTAATTATATTTTTGAAACTGATGCGATATCTTCTACTATTTCTATTCTAGAAGATATATTTGCTACGTTATAAAATAAAGGATATTGGAAGAAATCTAATTTAACATTTTGTGTATATACCCTAGTATCTAATTCAGGATATAAATCATTCCACATCATTAATGACAATCCATTAATGGAAGTATCAGAATCTGATCTATATGTTTCTATATAATCCACACCATCCATATTCAATATATCAGAATTTAATTGATTTATGTTTATTAAATCTCCTAGTTTTGATGTGGTATGATTAAAGGTATTTTTAAATAAATTTTGTATTTCTAGTAATATACTAGAAGATGCTCTTCTAGTATATTTGCTTTTAACTATTCTTAATTTGCAATTAGATAGATCATCAAAACTAGCATTTCCAAATGGAGGTTTTATATAAAAATCCAAATTCATAAATATAGGATCTATTAAAACAGGATTTGCTGCTATTGTTTTATTGGGTGACAAGCTATTTATAATTATTTCTTTTTGAGGTGGAGATAAAAAGTTTTGTGAATTATTATTTGGTATTGTATATATGTATAAATTATTGAAATTACAAGAATTTGAAAATTTAACTTGATTGAATAAAACTTGATTTTGAATTTGTGGATTATTCAATCCTATGTTATACAAATATCTCATATGGCCTCTCATATAATCTTCGTTACTAACAACTCTATTATCTGTAATGATATTAGGAAAATTAGATCTCATATAAACTTCATAGTCCAATGCAGTAACAAGTCTTTGTTGAGCAGTAAATGCTTGTGGGGCATTGTTTCTTATATTATCTACATTTTCATAATCAGTATATGAATTTGAAGGATAATCATTGGTAATTGAAATGTAATTTAATTGTGTTGTGTCTATTTTTGAATTAAAATTAAAAGAAATAGAAGACAATATTTCATTGTATCTAGTACTATTAAAATTAATAAATTTAGAATTATCCAATGCACCTTGTCCCAAAGAAGGAGTAGTATCATCTATTTGTAAATAATAAACTGCTATTTGATCTCCTTCGTTTATTTTTTTTCCTGTTATACCATTTCCAAATTGGATTTCATATCTTAAATTCTGATTGAATCTTGTAGTATATACATTGTCTGTTGATGTATATAAAAATATGTCAGAAACGTTTGTCCATTCATCCCACTTGTCAGAATTTTTTTCTTTTACATATACAAAAATATTAAAGTGATCTATTTTTACAGAATCTCCTAATGATAAAAATAAAACTTCATTATCAATACCAGATGCTGTATATATTGGATATTCTTTGAAACTTCCTTGATATAAGAGATAGCTATTATTGACATCATTTATTTCGGCAGTTCCATCAAATAACTTTGAGAATACCATGTCTTTGTTTATAGAATATTGTGTTCCTCCGACATTTACATAACTATATCTAGGAACAAAATAATTTCCTCTTGGTATGTTAGAATTTGCAAACAATCTGAATGGAACATTTTGTCCTAATCTACCAATGGGTCTATAATTCAAAAGCTTTACTATTCTATTCATGTTTTCATATATTTGTGCTTCTGAAAACATACTCTCCGAAGAAGTTTTGTTTAAATAATATAATAAAGTATTAAAAGTATAACTTAAAACATCAATAAGAGCAGATAAGTTAGATCCTTGATAATTTTGATCGGTAAATACCTTTCCTTGATTAAGACGATTTACAATGATGTCACGAATACTGACACCATCAAAGGCAATGTAAGAATTTTTGTTAAATGGGGCTATATCGCTCATATAAATGTTATGTTATTTGCATTAAATAATATTTCAAATTTTTTAATATCTTTTATATTTAATATAGTATAATTAAATATTACGTAATATTGATTTTCATCATACATTGGCATTACTTGTACAGAATCTACTCGCACTCTATTTTCAAATCTTGAAACAGAGTCTACGATGCTGTCTCCCAATATTTTAGCTTTAAATTCTGTGATATTTTCAAATAAATGTTGATCTAAAGAACCTCCAAAAAGAGGATTTAATAATTTTTGCCCCTTTCTTGTTGTAAAAATATTATAAAGAGAGTTTCTTATTGCCTCTAAGTCATAAGAAGCCTCAATATCATTGGAAATAGCAGGATTTAATCCGTTTCCTAAATTTTTGGCTTCTTTTAAATCTAATTTTAAATCTGTATATACAAATTTATTTTGTACAGTTTCTTTTGAAGGATAACTACTAGGAGAATTTATTTCTCTAGGTTTTATTAGATTATCTATGTAAATAGCAGCCATGTATGGTAAATATTTATGACAAAAACCTAATATATATGAGTAAAAAATTTAATAAATTTGAAACATTGTGCGAAAAGGCACATACACATCATTCAAATGGTGGATTTCGTACAAATACTCCAGTAAAACTACGTAAGGAGTTTTTTAATTCTGATTTTTATAAAGCAAGATATCAGAAAGATTCTAGCTTTGATCAGTGGCTTAGAAGTAGAATAGAAGAAAATCCAAATCTATTCTTTTTTATTCATGATATTGCTGGTAACAGCACAAATGCATCTGCTAAAGATGCAAATGATTTAGCAGGATCTATTAATATTATTTTAACATTAAAAACAGATCCACGTTCATTACAATCACCTACTGAATTCAATGAATTTCAAGTTCCGGGAGACTTTGAGCTTGTAGAAGTTTTAGATTTTGGAGTAAATTTACCACCAGTACAAGGGGTTCCGAATAAATACGAAAAATACGATAATTACGCTCAATGTAAACCAATACCAGTGGATACTGATGCTTTCAAGGGTCTTAATAATCATCCAATAGATAATAAACTAGCAACAGCACAAACATCTATTCCAGCTTCTCCTGCTATTGCAAAGAAATATTTTACTGGTCCTAAAAGAAAAAAATCTAAGAACAAATAGAGTTTTCTATTGCTAGAATACAGCAAAAGAAATTGATTTCATGATCCAACACGAAATTGTCTCTATACATGTATTCTCCTAAATCAATCAAAAGACTTCTTTTTACTTTATCTGTTAAATCGTCTGATTTATAGGTATATTCAAATATATTTTTCATCAGTTCTTGATAATCACCATTAAAGTCCTTTTCCGATTCTATTATCTTTTTTCGTATTTCTAATGAAGATATACTTTTAGAAACTAGTCCTTCTATTATATAACTAGAAATATTAGAGATTTCATACTGTTCTGGAAATACTAAAGTTCCTGTTACAGAGAATTTTTGCAAATCATTAATTATTCTTCTAAGATCTGGGTATCTATCATTTAAAAAGTTTGTTAGATTTTTCTTAATAGAAGAAATATCAAATTGAATATTTTCCTTCTTTAGAATTTCAATACAACGATCTGCACACCCTCTTAGTGTTGGTTGAATTTTAAATAAAATACAACGAGATCTAATTGGTTCCATGATCTTGTTTAAATTGTTAGCTGTCAATATGAAACGAGTAGTATCACAGTACTCTTCCATAACATTACGAAGGATTCTTAAAGATTCACCAGTAAGACCGTCTGCTTCTTCCAAAAGAACAATCTTTTTCTTGGAATCAATAGAACGAGTCTGAGCAAATGTTATTACCTTATTTCTGATAGTATCAATACCATTCTCATCAGAAGCGTTTATGTAAAGGTATTGGCACTTTAATATGTCATTTACAAGTATTTTTGCTAAACTACTCTTACCGATACCCGGAGGTCCATAAAACAATATACTAGGAACATCTTCAGTAATTGTCTTGAAGTGTTCTTTAACGTCTCCATCTAAAATAATATCATCAAGATTTTTGGGACGATATTTTTCAACCCATAATGTGTTATAGTGATTATTCATGTTTTTTCAATTCTGGTTCAATAGTTAACAGTGGCATATAAACAATTCTAGCATATACTTCACCTTTTTTTAATGTATAATCATTTTCAGATGCATTGTAAAGACAAATCTTAAGTTCCCCTCTAAATGTATTGTTTATTATCTTTGTAAGGGGAAACACTTCATACTCTTCATTAAGAGCGTCAGTGGGCATTATTAAGCCCCAAACGCCCCTTACAATGTCTTCTATGATGAGATTGGTGGAAATCTTTATTTGATTTCTAGATGGTATTGTAATATCTTCTGTTGCTTTGAATAAATATCCAGGATCACTTATGTTTTCTCTATGTGGAAGTTCCGCATTTTCATTTGTTTTTGTGAAGTATATTTTCGGAGTTTCAAACATTTCTATATTATAGTAGAATTATTGAAACAATCAACTAAATAATTAGTAAGATATATATATCATTATGGAACAATCAAATGAAATAGATTCGATAATAGATCAATTGCGAATCGATTCAGTGCCAGCACAGCCAAAATTAAATAAACAAGTCACAAGAGAAGCGTCACCTCCTCTAACCGACGACAATGTAAGTAGTTACGTATATGAAAAAACGGCTCAAGTAATTGAAGTGGGATTAGAAGCTGTAAACAATTTAAAAGATCTAGTTATAAGCGGACAAGATCCTAAAGAAATTGCATCATTAGCACAATTAATCAGTGCAACAACTAAAGCAATAGATAATCTAAACAAAATCAACTTGCAAGCAAAGCAGCATAAAAACAATTTAGAAGTTGCAAAGGTGGAATCTACAGCATCAAAATCTCTTGGTGTTGGAACACAAACAAATAACATCTTAATAGCAACAAGAGATGAAATAATGGGAAAACTTCAAGGCAAAGATTCTAGTAAAAGAGAAAAGATAGAATTACTAGACGATATTATTCAATAATATCTTTTATTTCATTTAAAAAAATACAAAAAAAATACCCACCCTCTTTCGAGGATGGGTAAGTTTTTGAGTTCTGTGATTACAGATAGAGTTTGGAACCGTTGGCTTCAAATTCAGTTCCCAAGCCCTTGACGATGATTACATGGTAGTACAAGGAAGCACCAAAGATGTAATCTACTACCCCGTAACGAGTCATTAAACCGACGCGAGGTGAGAAGTCATTTGGACCTACTGTACGCTGAATCATCACAGGAATGTATGGGCAATACACGATACCAGTATCGTAGTATTCTGTGCCTTTGTAACCAAGAAGTGCATACTCAAGTGCTGCTGATCTTTGACCTGCAAGATACTGTGCGTCTGTACGAGTGTCGCGGTAAACAGTGAATCTACCACCCAATGTTCCAACTTTGGCAATGCCTGTTGGTTGAGTGTTGACGTTTCCGTTTACTGACATCCACTGGAATTCAGGAAGCATCTCAAGGATTGCGCAAACGCGAGGTGTTGCAACAATGAAGTTGGCAGAACCACGACGATTACGAATTGCGATGCGATTAGCTTCGACAATTACCTTGCTATAGAAGTCCCTGTTTCTCTCTCCGAGCCAACGTGCGTCAGCTGATTGAGCATACCAGAAGCTGTATCCATTTTTACTACCTGCATTGAGAGCGATCTGAACCATTCTGATGATCATTTCACGGTCGATTTCGGCTTGAATTTCATACGACATAGCGTTTGTCAATTCACCATCGATATCGAGGCCGTTCATGTTCTTAAGATCCTGTTCGAGTTCAACAGACCAACGAGCGGCGAGGCGGCGTGTGCCAGCTTCGACAGCTGTTTTGCTGAATTCAACAGTAACTTGAGGAATGTTTCCAGAAAGTTCGAACTGGCTAAGGATAGCTGCAACACCTTGATCGGACTCAGCGATATCAAAATCACTGTTTCCGGTAAGGGAGGCTGCACTTGTTCCTGTAAAGCGAGTGTCGAGGAACTGATAACCGAGTTCATTTGGTCCAGCAACGCGGGGAGTACCGTTGTTGCTATTGTTTGTGGCACCTGTTTGGTAACCATCAAGACCATTTGCACCCAAGCTAGAGTTCTCATAGCGGTAACGCAGAGCAAATGCAAGACCAACTGGGCCACTCATTGGCTGAACACCGACGATTTCGTTAGTGATTAACTCTGGGAATGTACGTCTGATCATAGGTATTAATACCTTTGGTAAACGAGCATCATTTTGAGCATAACCATCATTAGAACCAATAGTGCCGGGAGGGCCATAGATACCACCAACAGAACTGCCGTTGCCGAAGGCACCGCCATTTCCTGAGTAGTTTCCTGTTTCCTCTAAACACCAACGCTCTTGGTTTTCCATCAGCATAGCTGTGGTAACGCGAGCATGCTCGTCTTCAATAGGTCTGACTTTATCACTTGAGTAATTAAGTACAGGGGCCCATTTTTCGAGTAGTTGATTTGCACGATTTCTGTCAATGAAGCCAGGTGCGGGTTTTACATTGTTCATATGTTATTTATTATTTCTCCTTATGGATTTATTTAGCGTTCGGGAAGTGCGTTGTGCTCTTCCCCACCTTCGAAATTATCTAATATCTTGTAAAGCAGTTAGATATCTGTTTACTGGTGTATTTTCTCTATTAACAACAGTAGACTCTGAAATTATTTTAGAAGAAGGTACTTTAGCATTTTTAGATACTGCTGACTGTTTAGCTTCTTCAACTAATTTACCAGACAAGTCCTTTTCTTCTCTTTCAAACATTTCTACAACAAATTTAAAGTTTTCTTCAATATAAGAAGCGGGTTTATCACTTAATAATTTAGAAATATATTCTTTTTTAGAGGTTGGCATTCCCTTTGTTTTTTGTTCTAAAATTAAAGCACCTTTTAAGTCGTTTAGTTGTTCATGTAAATCGATGTTTTCTTTATAAGAAACATTGAGTTCTTCATGAAGATCTTCAATTTTTTTCTTGCCTTGTGTGATGAGACTTTTAACATCTTCATTTAAAGTAGCAGGATCGAATGAAATGATTTTTTTAATTTGTTCTAATTGTTTGATTGCAGTTTTGTTTGCAACTGCTTCTTCTAATTCTGCATGAGGAATGGATTTTGAAAGATTAGCATCTAAGAAGTTGCTGATTTGATTTACAACCTTTTCACTGAAAGTTTCTGCTTTTTCGTTTAATGCCTTTTTATAGAAATTAACTATTTTTATTAATTTAGAAGCATGATTTTCATTAATAGCATTTACAACTTTTTTTAATTTTTCGGAATGATCGGCATCAATAGCCTCTAATAATTTTCCTAATTTAGAAGCATGTTCTTCGTCTTGTTTGCTGAGAGCACCTTCAACTTGAAGTTCGACTTGAGCATTTACTTTTTCGTTAACTGCGGTTTCAAATGCTTCTGCGATTGCGGAGGCTGCTTCTTCGTTGAGAACGTTTGTATCAATTGCTGGTATTATTGATGAGATATCCATAAAATTTTTATATATTACTATTTACTCTTACCTACTACCTTTTTTGCTAAATTTTTTTTAGTTTTTGTACAATCACATTTTGATTTATCTTTTTTATCGGGTGATTGTTTTTTAATTGTATTTTTAATACGTGTTTTTACCTTTTCGGTTACTACCGTATCTAAAGTTTTTTTAGCATCTGAAAAATTATTTTCACATATTTGAGCTACTAATTTAGAAATTAAATTTCGAGTGTTCATGATATTATTTATACTTACTTATAACAATTACAATGTTTTCAATGAATTAATAAATTTAATTATTTGTTCAGTTAAATATTTATTTCCTTCTTTATTAGGAATGTTTGAAATTGCATTTTCAAATCTTTCATAAGTAGGAGCAAATTTTCCATCTTCATTTAAAATCCATTGTTTAGATTCTAGGATGCCATTAACAAAGGCAGAAGGAACCGAAGGATCAGCAACAACGTCTACTGCCACTAATCTAAAATCAGAAACACGATTAACCCCTCTTCCATCTTCCTGTAATCTACCTAATGCACGACTAGATACACCGAGCTTTACACCATCCATTATAAGAGAACGAACGATTTGTCCCATAGGTGTTGAAAGAACTTTTGATTTTCCTTCAAAAATATTACCATTTTGTTTTAATTCTGTAACAACATGACAAACTCTTTCTAAATTAATATCAGGACTAGATGGATGATTTAATTCTCCAGTAGCTCTTTTTGTGTCAATCATTTCAGATGTATATCTTCCAACTTCTTTAACCATTTCTTCCAATGGGTATACTCTTTTATTTTTATTAGCTTCGTTAGCCATTAAAAAGGGTCCTTGAATGTGTAAAATAGAAGGAGTGTTTCTATTTTTTTCTTCGATTAGATATTGAACTTCGTATGTTGGTTCCTCTATTAAGAGATTATAGGCATTATTGGACATAATTGTTTAAATATTTATAGATATAATTATCTTTTTGTTATTATTATTTACAATAGAAAGCAAAGATTCAACTATTTATATGTTTTTCTGTTAAAATAATAAATTGATATCCTTTAGATTTGCTCCATGCTTCAGCAGCTTGCCACTTGGCTTGATTAAGTGCAAATTGAGTCTGTTCATATATCATTGTTTTAACTTTTTTATTTTTAGTAGCTTCTGGACGAAGTGTTTGTTTGTGTGGTTTAATTTCTATTAAGAGTTTTTTAATATTTCCATTAGATTCTTTTAATGCGGCTACTAAATCAACAAAATATCTATGAATCCTTCCATCTAAAGGAGATTGATAAGGAACTACTACACTTTCTGATCCCCATGTAAGAACATTGGAATTATTATCAAACCAACGAAACACTTTAAGCTCTAGGCTACTACGATATACAATAGGAAATTTGCCTCTATACTTTTGTTTATTATGTGCGGTGAATATTCCTTGCACATATTTAGGATTTTTCTTTTTAAGAGGAAGTTTCATTGATTATTTTCAAAAACTCCTCGTAGTGTTTATCTACTATAAGAATAGTTATATATCCTTTAGACTTACTTCTTTTTATTTTTAAATCATTTAATTTTTTTTGATTTTCGTATGTGTATTTAGATTTTATCTCTATAATCATGTTAAACTTTGGTATATGAAAATCAGGATAGTAATGAATATGTTTTCCTTTATCAGAAATTTTAATTCTAAATCCTCTATCAAATGAAAAATCCTCTTCTTTCAGAATATTATTCCCAAAAACAAAATCAAGAAAATGATCTTCATATCCCATTACCTGAATCGTCCTACCAGAAGGTAATATGTAGTTTTTGTTTCTATAATTTTTCTTTAAAGCATTTTCTTGAAATCCTTCTGATAAATTCATATTCCTAATTATTTCTGATTTTGGTTTTATTACCTCATTACCAAAATTAGATATTAGAATTTTTTTGATATTGTAACGTGTTATATTATATTTTTTTCCTATATCAGATGTGTTTAAATTACCATTTACATATAGATTATAAATTTCATCCTTTATCTGTTGTTCTTTTTCTGTAGATATTTTTTCGTTTTTTCTTATTAGAAGATTTTCACTTTTCAAATACCTATATAGATTACACTCTTTCACTCCAAAAAAAATTGATGTCTTTCTGATATTATTTGTTTTATTGTAATAAGATAAAATATCATTTAAATTTTCTTTTATAGTGATTACTTCTCCTTCAATAGGATTTTTTGCTCTGTTTATATATTCTATTCCGTTTTTAGATAGAATTTTTTTAAAAACGTTATGATCAAATCCATATTTTTTATTGAGTTGATTTAAAGATGTCCCTTGTTTATATTCTTCAATAGCTTTTGTAATATTTTCTATATTTTTGGTATTTTTCCAAACCATAGAAACATTGTTATTTTTTAAAATATTTCTAATCCTACCATATGATAGATTATTTTTTATAGCTACTTTTTTTATAGATTTTAAAATACTATAATCTTTTATTATTATTTTTTCCATTATAATACTTACAACTACAATAAAAAAACTAATAGGATTATTATCAATTATATCCTAAAATCATACTTCCTATTGATAAAAGACCAATAAAAATACCAATAAAAAATTTAATAGGATCTCTGTCTATAGTATCTTTGGTTATTTCATCTTCTAAGGCAGCTTTTTCGGCTATTCCTTGAGACATAAGATCACTATGATTAAGTGTTTGACCACCGAATAAATTAGTTCCTGCATATTTTCCTCTTGTATGCGCAATTGCTATTTTTGTAAGTGCTAAAGTGTATCTATATACCCAAAGTTGACCTACTAAATATTTTATTGGTTTTTGTAACTTACATCCAACTAAACCAAAATAAGGAGTACCACTTTGTTGTGATGGTTCGGGAATTATTTTAAGAATTTGAGAGTCTGGATCAAATCTAAGATAAGGAGTCATTGCTAAAACCTTTTCTCTTGTGTCTATCCATGTTTTTAATGCATTAAATGTCACTAAATCATATCCAACATTTCCTAATAGATGACCAAAGTATGCTTGTTGAGCAATTGTATTTTCAATAGTAAAAAGAGTATTAACACCAGTATTATTTCCTTCAGCAAATGAGAAAACATCTACAACTCTTCTATAATCATCTAAATCATAATCAAATGATGCACTTAAAGAAGGATTGGATGTATTGTCTTTATACATATCTGGAGTAATATTCATTAATTCTCCTATATGCAATCCTACTCCCTTTTTATAAAGATCTGATCTAAAAACCAAATATTCTTCCTCAACACCAGCAAATTTTGTAAAGTATTCTAGTGAAATATCAATCAACTCATACATTTGTTCACTGCTTATTTCTAATTGTATAAGAGGTTCACCTAAACTTCTTCTAACTCTTTGTGCAAGATGATTGTAGCTTTTAATCTGAGAATTAAAAGTTGTGCTTCCATGAAAAGAATTTGGTAATACTGGTTGTTGAGGATATGACATATTATATACTTATATGTTTGTTATTTATCGACTATATATATTATTCCTCAACAACTTCATCAGAAGACAAACTCAATCCAAGCCTGTTTATTTCTGCTTCACATTCTTCTTGAGTCCCTGTAAATAAAATACTCTGTGTTGATATTGATTTGTTTGTTTGTTCAAAAAATATAATATTGGTTCCATCATGGACGAGCTTCCATGCATCCGATTCGTCATATGACCAGTTGTTTTCGTTGGGTGAGATTATCATGGTATTGTTACGGAAAGTGTTGAGGTTGCGGAGTTATAAGTTGCGGTCGAGCCAGATGGAAGCCCCACCAAAGTAACAGTTGCATAAGTTTGCGTTGTCGTTCCTTGGAAAAATCGGAAGGTTGTTACGCCAGATGGCGGGGAAACATTGAATGTAACGACCAACGAAAGATTGCCAGATTGAAATGTTGCGGTTGCCGTTGACGCTCCAGTAGTTTTTCTAGCTCGAATGAACCCACCCGTAATGGTCGTTGATCCCGTGTGGGTATCCGTTGATGCAGTTAAATCCAAATACCCATTTCCTGTTTTGTTTAGGTTTCCGCTACCTGTGATACTGCCTGTAACTGTTATCGTAGGTGCACCTGTGGTGCGATATTGCAAAGTAGCTCCAGCGTTTATTATAAAATTATTTGGCAAAGTTACATTGTTTGGTGTAATAATTTGCGATGCTGTCTGAGCCGTAAACGATCCAGTTCCAAAAGCATTGCCAGACGAATATGTTATCGTCCCACCCGCAGATATTGTTCCGCCAGAATAAGTATTGTTGCCTCCGATAGTTATGGCGTGTGAACCGCTTTTATAAACCTGTCCTGACCCACTAATAACTCCATTGAGCGTGACGATTGATGAAATTATAAGTTGTCCTTGATTAAGTATTGTTGGCCCAGTATAGTTAGCTCCTCCTGTTAATGTTAAACCTCCAATTCCATTTTTTACAAGACCAATTGTGCCGCCAATTGCATGCGAAATAGTTGTCGCGGAGTAGCACATGAATTGACGAAATGTTGCTGATGTGCTGATTATAGCACTAACCACACTTGTACGTACTCTGGCTGAAAGTGATTGTGTGAGCGTCATCCGACAATTATATAAAGGGTATTTACAGCAGGAGTTATTGCATTATAACCCGCTTGTGTAATTTGCATCATATTAGTTAGCGATGTAGCTCCACCTATACCTGTTATGTTAGAAGTGACAAAACCTGACCAATTAGCGGAATTACTTTGAACTGTTGTAAAGGCAGAATTAGCTTTGTTAGCAACATCAGTTAACCCATTAATCTTAGATTGATCAATAGCGGCATTAGCCGCAACATCAGTATTAACCAATAAAGAAGCAGGACTCTGATAAACACCATTAATAACTTTTAATAAACCAGAACCACCCACACTTGGAAAAGTAGTATGAACATGAGTTGGAGTTGTTCCACCAAAGTAAATTGTAACGTTTTTATTATTTTGTGTTCCTTTGGCTCTTAATTCAATATATATTCGGTCTGTTGTTAAGAGAGTTGTTTGTGGAAATACAACGGAAGCAATATATTGAGCAGTCGCAACAGGATCATAAATATAAATGTCACCAGAAGATGCGAGTAATGTTGGAACATTTGAACCATCGTATTTGTACACATCCAACTTTAAAATCATTTGATTTGTTACAGTTGATGTAGCATCTGCCCAAATATTAAAATCCCACAAACCAGCAGGAATTACTGTTGTATTTGGACTTGCTGTCAAAGAAACAAATCCGCAAATTAAGTCATAAGTTGTAGTTGAAACGTTGTTTAGTGTATAAGAGGAAGCTCCAACGATACCTGTTATTCCAAGTTCTTTTGGTGTATTTGGAGTAGCGGAAAGATTTGTTGTTGGGGTTTGAGCTTCATTTGCAAAGTTTAAATAATAAACTAAACCACCACCACCAGAACCTCCATTTGGTATTGCTCCAGGTGTCCATGCTGTTCCGTTCCATTGTAATGTTTGTCCATTATTTGGATTCTGTACCGAAATTGGTGATCCTTGAATAGCTACTACTGTTGCACTTACAGAACCATTAGAAGTGTTTGCTGTTATATCACCATTAAATGTTGGAAGTCTTGCAGCATCAAGAGTACCGCTAGTAATATACGAAGCATCTATGGACGCACTATTTGCATTATAGGATGTATATACACTATTCCAATTAGCTGAATTTGATCTTACAAGAGTAGTAGCTACAGTATCTCCCGCAACTCCACCTATCCATGATGCGGATTGATTTAATACCGTTGTATATGTAGATTCCCAATTAGCTGTTAATGCTCTTACTTCAGTATCAGGAGCTACAGCAGCAGCTAAATTTGTTAAACCACTACCATCTCCATAAAATGATCCTTGAGAACTTATGTTATTAACATATGTAAAGTTAGATTCATTAGAGATTAAGTTTGAGC